CCGGCACTTTCGTGGCTCGATGTGCGTCAATGCGATCGACTGCAGTCAGCTGGTAAAAGCGCCGCTGGTTACCATTAAACATCTAGCCACATTGCAAACAGATACTGCGGTCATTGATGCCGTGCAGAAGTTTCCGAGCTGTGGCCCCTGGGCCGCGTTTAAGGCTGCGGATATGCTCGAAAGAGTATGGGGCGCACCGATTAAGTTTGATCAGAATATTGGGCTTATGTATCAGAGCCCGCGCGAGGGCCTGGATATGCTCGGCGCGGACCCGGAGTTCATTGCGGTAGACCGATCGGCCAAGGGTCTATATCACGGGTTGCTCCAGTATTTCAGCGCGGCCACGGCGCCGCCAAGCTTCAACCGTCAGTGCGGACCGCAGGAGGTTGAGTCAATCATCTGCAAGTGGGCATCGATGAAGGGGGGCCATTATCATGTAGGCAAGGATATCCACGAAGTACGCGAGGGCCTGCATGGCTGGGGTAAGACCGCCGAGACTATCCTGCAGGTGATGCCACCAGAGGCACCTCATGAACCTGTTGATCAGGGAGGGTTATGAAATGCCAGGAGCACCGCAAATCACGAAAGGTTTGGAACTAGCTAAATTCTTAGCTCGATATCTATATTGTCAATTAAATTCTGAGTATTATACTCGTCAGCGGGTTTCAGAGATAGTCCATGATCTTGTACCGGTTGCTAATCAGCGGTTAGCGTCGAATGGTGGTTCAAAATATTTTTGGGAAAGAACTTTCAGTGTTCAGGGAAGGAAAGGGGTAGACACTGAACACGTAAACCAAAGAACGTTCCTGCCATGGTTTGAAAAAATCTTGGCGTCGGGGCAACATTTTTCTGTAGCTGAGTTAGATATTATTTGGCGCGACACCCCCCGTATAGGGGTGCTTCAAATGCTATATGTTTTTGAGGTATATGATTATCAGGCAGAAATGGATCAAAAGGGTAGTAAGCTATTGGGTTCTAAAATCGGGCTAACCGGTAATCCTTCGGATCGTGGGCCTAAGCTGAATAGTGAATATAAGCAAGATGGGGTTTGGATTCCACATAACCCGGTATGGTGTAATGATTTGGGATTTGATAAAAGAATAGCTAAACAAGTTGAAACTGCTGCGCATGGGTTTTGTTTAGCTAAGGGGTTCAAGAGGATGTTTCCTCATCGCGGAGAGCTGTTCGCAAACCTTTCAACTCAATTAGCTGCAGGTTTTGCTATGGCGGCATTGCGCGAATATGGTTTTGAAGTAAAGCCGAGCACATGGGGTACAGTGGATAAGATAGCATGACCATCGTTACCATCGTCGGCACCTCGGGCGCGGGCAAGTCGACGGTGGTGCGCCAGCTGATCGAGGCGATGCCCCCGGGGCAGCTCGTACGGCGTGAGCAGAATCAGGAGATTGGCCGCATTCTTAACGGGACTATTTTCATTGCTGGGCGCTATGATGAATGGGATACGGCCGGCTGCGATACAATTAAGGATGTAGGTTTCTGGTATGGGCTATTTGCTCAGAAAGCGCGCGAGGGGTATCACGTCGTTTTCGAAGGGCTATTCATGATGAATCATACGCGCGGCCTCGACCTGGTTAAAACCAGAATAGCCCCTGTGCATATCCTGCACTTGCAAACCACCTTGGATGAGTGTAAGATAGCGATCAACGCGCGCCGGCTACGCCGCGGCCAGACCGAGTTCAAGCGCAGCTGGGATAACACAAAGGGCCACATTAAACGCGCAGCGAACTACGCTGGTAAGTTAAAAGACATCGGGGCGACCGTACACAAGGTAACGCGCGAGGATGCACTGGCTAAGCTAATGGATCTACTTCGTGGCTAATGATCAATATCAGGCAGAAGCCTGTATCATGTGTCAGCATTTCAAGGCGATAGTCCCGCCTGGCTGGAAAGCGACAGAAGACTGGAAGAACTATGGAAGGTATGACGTACTACAATTGATTCGTAAAACCAAGCTGCATCAGAAAGGGCTCTGTGCGCTGGAGCCGGTGCATAGAGAGGTGCCCACCAATCATTTCTGTGGGCACTACATTCGGATTGAATGGGGGATCTGGGAAACCAATCTAGCGCGGTTCATCTGGGGCAGTCACCAGATTCAAGAGATCGAGCGGCTAGAGAGCAAGGTCGAAAAACTTAAACGGCAGTTGAAAGCAGCACGCGAACGTTCCCACAAGCGCCTACTACAGTTACAATCAAACAAGTCGGGATGATCCACTATGATGATAAATATTCGGGGTACGAGCGGTGCGGGTAAGTCCACATTGGCCAGGCGTATCTTTGAGCACTACCCGTCGCAGATGCCAAATTATCGGTCTGAGCGCGGCAATGCCCGGCCCTATAGCCTATGTATGACGGGTGCACGCAACGGTCGGCTGCTCTACGTGATGGGGCATTATGAAATCGTCTGTGGTGGTGCCGATACCTTAGCTGCGCTGGGTCGCGATGAGGTTTTTGAATCGATTAAGCAGGCACAAGAAGTTGGTACTGATATTGATGTATTCTGGGAGGGGGTTGTTTTTAGCGATGAACTAATGCGCACATCCTTACTAGCACGCAAATACCCATTACACGTAATCTGGTTAAATACGCCCATTGAAGAGTGTATTCGGCGGGTGAAGCTACGCCGCGAGGCTGCTGGTAATTTTAAGCCGTTCAACGAGAAGAACACGCGCGACCGGGTAAAAGCCATTGGAAGCACTTGCTCTAAGCTTTCATTCAATAACGTTAATGTACATCGTTTTGAAGATGTAGAACCGGCGTATCAATTCATCCTTGAAAAGCTAGGGCTGGGCCATGAAAGTGCTGAAGGTACGCAACGTCTGTCAGGCGCTAGCCCAGGGGGTCGAGCTACTACGCAAGGAGGGTAGACGCAGCGATTCGCGCGCCGGCCCGGTACTCGTCTATCCAACTCCGGTAATGACTGTGTATGAACGGCCCTGGGAGCGGGTATTGTTCGCGGCGAAGCGCGATGCAAATCCCGTTTTCCACCTCGCTGAAGCGCTCTGGATGATTGCTGGGCGCAACAATGTCGATTTTCTCAATCTGTTCGTGCGCGATTTCGGCGCGCGGTTCGGTGAGCCCGATGGCACGGAACACGATGCTTATGGACATCGCTGGCGGCTCGGGTTTGGCGTCGATCAGATCTGGGCCTGTATCAACAGGCTGAAGAAGAATCCAGATGATCGGCAGGCGGTTATCCAGATGTGGGACGCTGAGCACCGCGTGGATATTCTTTCTCGCGCCAACAATGGCGCCTATATTGAAACGCCAGTTGGTTTCGATGACCTGCTCGGGGAATATCGCACCCGCCCCTGTAATACCCACATTTATCTGCGCATCAATGACGGCGCGCTCGATCTAACCTCAATGTCGCGCTCGCATGATATCCTGTGGGGGGCCTACGGGTCGAACGCGGTTACCTTTAGCGTGCTCCACGAATACCTGGCCACCGCACTCGGTCGGCCACTCGGCCGGTTCTATCAGTTCTCCAATAATTATCATATCTATACAGCTGAGCTCGATCGGCTATCGGCGCGCGAGGGTGAGTGGCTGGATGATCGTTATACGCTGGCCAACTTTGATGTTTATCCGATTGTGAGCAATATCATCTATTTTGATAAGGACGTGAGCAAGCTGCTTGAATTTATTGAGACCGAGATCGACCCGGTAAACTGGGTGCCGGTGAATCTCTTCCTTGCGCAGGTTGCGTTACCAATGGTGCAGGCTTATAATCTATGGCGGCAGAAAGACCACGCTGCTGCCGTCGTAACCGCTCACACCATACATCATCCCGACTGGCGTATAGCGACCGGCGAATGGCTGCAACGCAGGATCAATCGTCATGGTGTCACGTGAGCGGGTTTATGCCTCCCGGTTCCTGGCCGGGATGGTCAAGCGTTATAGTACCTGGCCTGTGCTCACCCAGAGCACCGTAGCCAGCCATAGCTGGGGGGTGGCCTGTACCTACGTTGAAGTATTTGGGCTGCCGCGTGCCGAGGTTTTGTACCATTGCTTAATGCACGATAGCGGTGAGTTATGGGCAGGTGATCTGCCATTTGGGGTAAAGCACAAGACCCTGGGTTTAAAGGAGGCTATGGATAATGCAGAGGAGAATGGCCGGCGATTACTCAGTGTAAAGCTACCCGTGTTGACTGAGGATGAGCTGATTCGGGTAAAGATCAGCGACCTGCTTGAAATGTATTCGTTTGGCCTGATGGAGTTGAATCTGGGTAATGATTACGCCGGGCCAATTGTCAGCGATACGCTCGCGGCCGCGCTAACGCTTGCGGCAGAGCACAATCTATCTGAACAGGTTAACCGATGGAGGGAGAGAGTTCTATGAATATGGAGCATATGAAGTATCTTGAGGCTATAGCGCGGGCGGATGTGGAGCGGGTAACGCTGAAGGAATCCACCTATATGGGCAGCTGGAAGAAACGCGGGGGTGCTGGCGCCTTCTTCGTTACCGCACGCAAATGGGATAGATTAGAGGTGCTGCTTGCCCGGGCAAATTACGATATATTCGCGGCGCTCGGTCGCGAGTCAAATAGTGGCGAAGACGGTACGGTTCTGGCTGAGATACGCGACCTGCGGTCGTATCTTATGTTGATTGAGGCGGAGATGATGGCAGCCGCTGATTCGCATATTGAGAAGATCGGGTCGCCTGCAGATGGTGGTCATCATGCCCGTTACCAGGAAGGCTAAGCTTAATTCGAATCAGCTTACGCTATTCATTCCCCAGAGTGACTGGGTGCCGCCGGCTGAGCTACCGGATCTGCGCGGCAAGGTCACTCAGATAGCAATCGACACTGAGGGGCGCGACGAGGGCATTAACACCAAGCGCGGGTCGGGCTGGCCGACCCGGGACGGGCATCTAAGCGGGCTGTCTGCGGCCTGGCGGGAAGGTGAGGAGGTGCGGGCGTTCTACGCGCCTACCCGGCATGATGATTCGGTCTGTTTCGCCCCGGCCCAGGTAGCTCAGTGGTTACGGGATCATATTGCTGCCGCGGTGCGCTTTATCACCCATCACGGAGCGCACGATTATGGCTGGCTGCGTGCTGAATGGGATGTTGTCTGTCCGCAGAACATTGCCGACACCGAGGCGATGGCCATGCTGGTTGATGAGAATCAGCTGAGCTATCAGCTCGACCGGCTATGCAAATGGCGCGGGCTGCCCGGTAAGGACGAACGCCAGTTAAACGAAGCAGCAGCAACCTACGGGATCGACCCGAAAGGCGGACTGTGGCGTATGCCGGCGCGGTTTATCGGCCCGTACGCGGAGCAGGACGCCCGGGCCACCCTGCTGCTGGCTGAGAGCCTGATGCGGGAGATCGATGCCCAGGATCTCAGCGACGCGCTCCAGCTTGAGCATGATCTCATGCCCATGGTGCTCGAAATGCGGCGCCGGGGTATTCGGGTGAATACCGACAACGCAGAGCAGGCTTACCGCCGGCTAGCACAGGAGCGTGACGCGGTCCTTGCGGAGCTCGCGCGCAACATAGGGCGGCCCATCTCAATTGAGGACTGTCGCTCCGCGCGCATCCTAGAAGGTTTATTCCAGGAGCAGGGTATTCCGATAAAGGAACGCACGGCAAAGACCGGTCAGGCTTCCTTCTCATCGAAATGGATGTTGAAGCATGAGCACTGGCTACCGCGGCTAGTCGCCCGGGCCGAGCAGCTGACGGAGGGCGCGGATAAATTCATCAAGGGGTTTATTCTCAATTTTCAGCACAACGGGCGCATTTATGCCTCGATCAATCAGTATCGCGGGGAGGAGGG